CCTATATGGCGCGACAATGTTCGCGTATCAAAATATTCCAGATTTTAGGTACAATACAATTATATCAGAAGGCATTTCGTTAGACACACCTAATGCGCAAATTATTATCAATAATCCAGGAACCTATAATATTAGTATTAGTCATATAGGAAAAAACCAAACTGATCTGGGGTATTTTGACAGTTGTATTATTTTATATTCCTCCACGAATCCTAACGTTTTTAAAACAAACGGGTCATATTTAACCAAATTTGGTGTTGCCCCGAAGGATACTACCTCGTATAATAAATTTACTACAGAAACCGCGAATACCATAACAGGAATTGCAACCGTAACTTTTGGCACGAATACCGCAGAGGTTGTTGGAAAGGGTTATTATACGGCAAATAAACTAGGCTATAATGAAATAGCCAACATTAATTTTACTATAAAAACCACAACCACCACTTATTTAGGCCTGGGTTCGTCTATTTATGTGTGGGGATATAACGTGAATGGAAGCGGCGTGTCTGAGTATACCAAACCTTACCCGGGTACTAGAAGTAGCACCTTTTCTGGTGGACCGGGAATAACCACAAGTCTTGACCTTCCAACTATAAGCATTACGCAAGTTGCATTTAATGGGCCAACCGGCGTTACAGGCCAAACAGGATCAACTGGACCATTTGGAACAGGAAACACTGGTGCAACTGGCGCAACTGGCCAAACAGAGCCCACTGGACCAGTTGGAACAGGCGCAACAGGGGCAACTGGAGCAACTGGAGCAACAGGCGCGACTGGAGCCACAGGCTCAACCGGTAGAACAGGGTCAACCGGGGCAACAGGGGCAACAGGCACAACTGGCCAAACAGGAGCAACTGGATCAACCGGACCAGCAATTACAGGGGCAACCGGCCCAACAGGTGCAACCGGACCAGCAGGAAGTGCGACTAATACTGGAGCAACTGGCGCTACTGGCGCTACTGGCGCTACTGGCGCAACTGGAAGAACTGGTGCAACCGGGGCAACCGGGGCAAAAGGTGAAAAAGGTGATGGGGCGTCAATACAAGAAACCAACTCCAACACCACTCATTATCCAATATTTACAAACCAATCCACTGGCGTATTATCAATAGCAAATATTCGGACCGCGACTAATTACTTCACATATGTTCCAAATACCGGTCTATTAACAGCACAATCATTTAATGCTGCATCAGATTTAAGATTAAAGCAAGAAATTAAACAGTTAACCCTAGAAAAATCAAATGAAATATTATCTAAATTAAACCCAGTAGAATATAAATTTAAAAACGACGTAACTAAACAGCGGTATGGTTTAATTGCACAAGAAGTAGAGAAAGAATTTGGTTCAGATGAATATGGATTATTATACAAGCAAATAAAGAGCGATGGTACTAATACTTTGTATTTATCTTATTTAGAATTAATTAGTCCACTCATAAAGGTTGTAAATAACTTAGTTGAAAATGTAAATTTTTTAAAGGAAGATAATAAACGCTTGAACGACCAATTAACTGAGTTAAAAAATAAATTATAACCCCGAGTCTACAAATAATATAAACCGTAAATAAATTCATATTATACATTAAATAATATGAATTGCGTTATGCAATTAGAATTTCATTTAATTTCTTAGCCTGGGCGTCCCATGATAATTTTAAAGCCCATTCGTAGTTTCTATTTATTAATTCTATTATTTCATAAAACCCAAGTTTCTCTCTAATTCGTAAGTTATTATATTCATTGTGAATAATTGTATTGAACTCATTTGATAAAACTGTTTATTCAATTCTATATTCTAATTAAAAAAATAAATATGTGTTTATATTTATTTTTTTATAATCAGTATTTCTATTTTTATAGGTTAATTTGGCTCAACCTTTTCAAAAGGTTGATAAGGTTGATTAATACTCAGGCGTATGCTTCTTAAATAAACACCCTTGAGAAGTCATACCTTTAACCTCATTTGTGACTATGCTTGGATTTTGATTTGCACATGTTGACATCCAAATTTTAATAATGCAAAAATTCTTTTTTGGTGAAATGGTAATTCCAGTAACATTGGCAACAAAAGAAGGTTGTGAACTTATTGATTCCCCTACAAGAACATAACTGAGTTCTTTCCAGACTTCATAAACACACTTATTTGAAATCTTGTAAGAGAAACACCCACCAGCGCGATTTTTTGGGTCCTCCCAAATCGGCTTTATACCTTCCTTCATAAGAAACAACATACAGTTCTTTACTAGAACATCTGGAAGTGTTTCTGTTAGAGCGATTGAATCTTCAACTGTTCCCATCGTATAAATCTTCTTATAACTACTGATACTCCAATCAGTGTCATGTGGTAAATGCGCCCATAGGGTCCATTTATTTGCAAGAACATGATACTCGCTACTAGATGTTTCTGTTGCCATGGTTTCCGAAGTTACCATTTATACTAACTACTATCATTTTTTTTTTATATTGTTTTATAAAATTGTTATTATTTTATTCGGAAATACTATCGCTTTTGGTTATTGTGCTACAAACATTCTTGCTATCCGAAACATTGTTGCACTTTTCTGCAATTTCTGCGATTGTCATATTTGATGTGTCGCTTGCGATAAATGGTTTAACTGTGTAATTATTTTTATTAAATATAATTTCATCATTTTCATAGAATGTCTTAATATTTACGTCGTGATCAATAACTTCTAATATATATGAACCGGTTACCTCGTCACAATTTATATTATGTTGTTTATTTAATAAATAGCAAATGAGAAATCGGTTTACTTTGTTTCCAACTATGTAATAATTTTCAGTATCACTTGATAGTTTAATTGGACGTGAAATTTTATCTGGTCCTATTATGACATTGATTGATATAAAAGAAAACGCACAAACATCATAATTATAATCTAATGGAAATCTCGGGAAATCAAAGTAGAGAACCTTATTTACTTTAACTTTATCATTTGAATAGTCTGAAAATATAATAAAGTCGTATAGAACTAAATGATGTATAGTAATATTTTTCCTATTTATTGATACTAGTTCTTTATTGAATTTTATAATATCAATTTCGGCTTTTTTTTTCATTCCTTCAATACAACTCTTTAAATTAGAGAAATATGGATGATTATAAATTCTCTTTACGCATAATTCTACATAACTATAAGTAAATATAACATAAAACGATGCATTTAATAAAGCAACATGATATTCATTTGGACATACTGTTGAAAAAAATATGTGTGCTCCCACTCCATATGCAAAGACCTTAAATAGCATCATCTATAATATAAAAATTAAGCATATAAATTTTAAATCATTTTAATTTATATACTTTTATTTACCCTTTAAAGGCTGGAGACGAACTATAATATGGGAAAAAATTTACCGTCTGTGATTTTGAACTTGAATTCTGGTAAGCCTTCATTGGTTTTGCCGCACCTATTGTAGCATTCATCCCAAAAATATATAGAAGCATTGCTACAATGAAGGTCATTAAAATAAATGGAATAAATACTATAATCCATGAAATAACGCCTAAACCGCCTTGACATAATGCGTTTAATAAAAACGTTATAAGTATTGCTACAACTAATTTCATAAATGCGGTGTTATATAACCCCTTTAAAGTATCAATTATTATTTGAGCAAGAGAGAAAACAACATATATTAATGCAGGAGGGCATAGTTTTAACATAATTAACTTATATTATACTAATAAAAAAATGGTTCGCCATCCTTTAAATGTCCTACTTTATTTCCTGGTTCTCCCTGTTCGTCAACTTCGTATATTGGTCCATTTTCCTCATTTACCGCAAAGTAGGTAATATCATCAATCTCTATTTCAAACACCTCTTCATCATCATCGTCAGCCTCTTCCGCTTCTTCCGCTTCTTCCTCTTCTTTTTCTTCCTCTTCTTCGCTTTCCTCTGGTTCTTTTTGTTCTTCGCTTGACTCTGTAATTACCTTTTCGGTCACAATATTAAAATTAATCGTTTTGACTTCTTCTTGTTCCTCTTCTTCTTCCTCTTCTTCTTCCTCTTCTTCTTCCTCCTCTTCTTCTTCTTCTTGTTCTTCTTGTTCTTGTTCTTCTTCTTGTTCTTCTTCTTGTTCTTGTTCTTCTTCCTCTTCTTCTTCTTCCTCATCTTCTTGTTCTTGTTGTTGTTCTTGTTGTTGTTCTTCCTCTTCTTCATCCTCATCCTCATCTTCCTCTTCGTCGGTGTTGTAATATTTTTCATCCATAAGATGGAGTCGTTTATTTTGAGACGTTACCTCATTTTGCAACAATATTTTTTCAATAGTATATTCATCATCACTATGAGTTTCAGAAAACTCTTCAATCTTTAATGATATATTATCTTTCAACTGCTCATCTGAATTTTGCTTTCTTAATTTTTCTAATTCGCTTTTATAGTATTCCATTTCTCTCTTACACTTTTCTAATTCTCTGGTTAAGTGACCATGGGCATATTCGTAAATTATTTCATGTATACCTTGTTTAACGACTTTATTAACATTATTTAAAATAGGTTGAATGTCAATTATGGTTGGTAATTGAGACATCGTATAGGATATTTAATAATAGTAAATTTCGTTTAATATGATTTAGAAAATATTTAAGCATTATGTATAAGATGGACAATATTACTATAACATGTGAATCAGACCTTAATGATAAGATTCAAATGATACTAAGGCAGACTAACTATGATGTTTGTGTGGCTAGAGAGAAGTTAATAGAATACAATAATGACGAGATTAAAGTTATAAAGGATTATATGGGAATTCAAGATAAGAAGGACGTAAAGAAAGCATCATTAAACCAAGAAATATATAAACAACTAAGAACAAAATTAGACGATTCTATGAAGGGTTATAATAAAAAACAAGAGGAAAAATTATCATCAGAGATAATAGATAATAATAAATTATGTCTAGAAAATGATAAAAAATATTAGAAAAAATGTTAGAAAAACTAATAAGCGACAATAGTATATCTAAAAAACACACATATATGCTTCAGATGAGCCTAAATAAGCAGAGCACAATTGATACATTTTATTAGTATCTAAAATTTTTCTAATAGATTCGTTTAATGGTTGTAATAATTCAGGTGTTTTAAAATTTACTACCCATCCATGCTCATTTAATGTAAAATATTTATTAGTTATTTTAAGTCTATATTTCTTAGAATAATATAATGCCTCCGTGCTATTAGCAACAATTCCATCTAATTTATCGGTATTTTTTAAATAGTGGTCAATGCATTGTTCTAAATTACCATCAAAAAAATTCATACTACAATCATAATTAGTCTTTATTAATTCGGGAACGTTGCTTCCTTTAACACCGATTAACGTTGATGACGCGACCTTTTCATGGGTAATTTCGCTATCGTTATAAGCCTGTGCTAATATATTTGTAATAATAGCCTGTAATAACTGTAATGAAAAAGTAGATACAATTAAGATTACTAATATAATTGAAACGCTATATATATTAATAGTTAAGCTTCTGAACAATTCACCCTTAGAACCAAAAAAGGATGCAGCAGTTAAAGCAACAACGCGGGTTGTTGACATTTTCTGGTGTGTTGTTTTTGCCATTATAAAACCAAGTATAATAGCAACCATAATTATTCCTATAAAGAATGGAATAAAATACATAAAAAAAAACTTTATAACCTCTTTTACGTAAAGATTTTTGTCTTTATACATAATTACGCATCTGTTCATGAAAACTGGCCGCGTTAATGATGCTTTTTTAACACGCTCATAATCGCTACCAATGCAGCCAACACCTAAATCAAAATTATCATTATTAATTTTATCAATAAACTCGGAGTTATTTTTAGCCTTATAAAACGTTTCCTCAAATTTATAACCGACCATGGTTTCTTTAACTGCTTTCCAGGCATCATATATAACTCCACTATGTCCACCTTTTGCATTTTCTTTAACATATGCTGGTTGTAAATTTATTAGTACCTTATATGTTTTTTCACCATTTGAATTATTTGTGCTAAAATGGGGTTGGTGATTATTTATTTCATTAATATGGTTATTTTGTTCGTCATAATTATCGTACATCAGTATAATATATAATTATATTAAAATATATTACATATTATAAATTTAAGACGGGTTGTGAATGTTTTACTTACGTAGAAGAGACACCAAAATGTTCATTTAAAATGTTATTTTTAGTTTGCTGCTTCTTTTGTAGACGCTTCTTTAATTGAAAATTATTTGATGGTATAATTTTATTATTAATTATAAAGTCATCATTATCTTCATGAAATTCGGGTAATATTCTTGTTAATGGTTTATCTACAATTAAAAACAACCGTTCAGATTTTAATAAAGTGCGGTATTCTTGTATTGATAAATTGCCATAATATTTATCTAGCATATAATGCGGATTCGGCGCGGGTTTAATATTCTTTGAATACTGATAAATTTTTGAATAAATATGATTCATTAAATAATATCTCTCAAACTTGGTTGAACTATCTATATTTTCTTCCATTAAGTGTGCAACCCCGCACTCAGGACTACAAAAACATCCATAGACGTGATATGAATCCTTAATAAAATGCTTTGGAATATAAATTGGTGGATTATCAAAATCATAAGAGCACCAGAAACATGCTGATTTTTTATCCGAAACGTTATTTATGTGTAGGTTATGTTCAAGCGTTTTTAGTTTTCTCCATATTTCTTTTGTTTCACACGCATCATCATCATGAATGTTGTTATAGGATATATTAGTCATATCGTTATTTATAATAGTTGAACCTATTGTTAGGTTTGAACTTATCGTAGAGTTACAATGAATTGTATTATTTGTAGTTGTATTAATTGTATTAGTTGTATTAGTTGTATTAGTTGTATTAGTTGCATTAGTTGCATTAGTTGCATTATTTTTGCTTGAATTAACGCTTGAATTAACGCTTGAAAAGTTTAGATTTGTTTCATTTGGATTATCTATAATTTCATATGCTAAGTCACTTGCGTTAGAAAATTGAAAAGAGTCAATATTTGAGTTTGTAAAATTTGAGTTATAATCTCCAGATACTTGCAAATCTTTTAACGAACATTTAAGATGTAATATAATGTTCGGTTTATTTTCCTTTTGTTCAACAATAGGCATTGTTTGTTGTATAATTTTACCACCTTTAGGTTTTCGCCCACGTTTTTTAGCAGGCGGTTTTACAATTATGTTTTCGTCTTCTTGTGTGCCTTGCAAAAAAATATTAGGTGCGTCAGTTATTCCCAAATCATCTTTAAGTTCGCTTGATATTTGTAAATGAATGTTGTTTTTGCCTATTATACTATTAGTTGCATCTTCTGCGTTTAATGCATTTAATTTTGCCAGTTCTTGACTAGCAAGTATTTCTTTTTTTGACCTACGACCACGCTTAGGCTTTATAGAATCGGTTGCTTCAATTTTGCTCATTTTAATATTATATATGTTCTATTAAAAGTAATTTAAATGGTTTTAAAATATATTTAATCCGAACTATCGCAAATATGAACCTGTTGATTTGATTCATAACAATTTCTGCAAACAGGAATATAATTATCTGACCCAATTAACGTCTGTTGCTTTTCTTTTGTCAAACGAAGTGAGAATATTCCAGGCGCACCGTTTTTACAAATAGAGCATAATGACTTAAATTTTGTAACCGAGTCGCAAATAGGTATTAGGTCTAGTATTTGCCCAAACCGGTTTCTTTCAAAATCGCCATCTAACCCGGCAACATATACCTTTTTCTTTTCGCACAACATATCATTTACGCAAGAATATAGGTCTTCAAAGAATTGTCCCTCATTAATTAAAATAACTTCGGCAGTTCGTAGTTTAATATGCTTACTAGCGTTATTAGTAAATGTCTGATTAATATCTATATTGTTCCAAATATCACTTAACTTTTTAGTTTGAATACAAGGTATCATCACTTTATCATGGGTAGAAAGCATTGACTCATGATATCTAGTA